TACAACTATCCGCCCATCAATCGATGCAATCTCTCGTGGAGTGCTTCCAGATGCAGGTATGACTTTCGAGATCCCTAAGATCACTGCAATGCCTACAGTTGCAGTTGCAGCTGAAGACGCAGCATTTTCTAACACAGATCAGAACTCCGCATTCCTAAGCGTAAGCGTTGCAAAGTACGCAGGACAACAGGTCTTCTCAGTAGAATTGCTAGATCGTACATCTCCAGCATTCTTCGATGAACTTGTTCGCAACATGGCAGCTGCTTATGCAAAGTCAACTAACGCAGCAGTAAACGCTGCACTCATCTCAGGTGCGACACTTGATGCAACTACAGTTGCAACATATCCAACAGCAGCCGAGCTTCTCGGAATTGTTGCTCGTGGATCAGCATCTGTCTATGGCGCAACAGCAGGACTTCCAAATCCATTCGCTCGCAACATGGTCGTATCTACTGGACAATGGTCTAACATCATGACCTTGAACGATTCAGGACGCCCTATCTACAACGCATCACAGCCACAGAACGCAGGCGGCGTTGTAACACCTACATCACTCACAGGTAACGTTGCAGGACTTAACCTCTACGTCGATCCAGAGAATGGCGGCGATGGCGATGGCACAATCCTCATCATCAATCCAGATGCGTACACATGGTACGAGTCACCAACATACCGACTACGCGCAGAATCAACAGCTGCTGGTCAGGTAACAATCGGCTACTACGGCTACGGCGCAATCGCGACCAAGGTCGGCGCAGGCGCATTTAAGAATAACAAGGCGTAAGCCACACTAAGTCGCTGGCAGGGTAGTGCCCTTCTACCCTGCCAGTCTTTAGAAAGGATAAGAGCATGTCATTGACAACAGTTGCAGAGCTTCGCACCGCCCTAGGCGTTGGCACTCTCTATACTGATGCAGTCTTGCAGTCTGTCTGCGATGCCGCAGATAACGTACTCTTGCCCTTTCTATGGAAGAATCAGCAGTACATAATTGCTCATGGAAATACAGGTACAGTCGGCACTCTCTACTTTGATCAGAATATTCGTGACTACTTCTACGTTGGACAGTCAGTCGTAATCTCAGGTGCAGGCACTAAGTTCAACGGCACAAAGACAATTACTGGCGTTGACACTCAATCCTTTACAATTACGACCACACACACTAACGACAATCCATATCACTCAGTCGAACCTTATGGCATTGCAGCAGCTGAGACTTACACAGATTACACAACAGTTCCGGCAATCCAAGAAGCGTCTCTCATGATCTCGATCGACATCTGGCAGTCTCGCCAAGCGCCTTCATCTGGCGGCGTTAGCATCGATGGCTACGCGCCTTCACCGTATCGCATGGGTAATACCTTGCTCGCTCGCGTTCGCGGCTTGCTCGCTCCATATCTTGATCCGCGATCAATGGTGGGCTAATGGCCGCCATATCAACACTCCGCGCAGGTATTGCAGCAGCACTTACAGACAACACAAAGTATTCAGTCTTCTCATTCCCACCTGCTACCGTGATTGCTAACAGCGTCATAGTCAGCCCTGCTGATCCTTACATCTCGCCCTCTAACGGCTGGCACGCATCCATCTCGCCAATGGCTAACTTTACTATCTCAATCATGGTGCCCCTTCTCGATAATGAAGGCAACCTCAATGGAATTGAAGATGATGTAGTTCGGGTCTTTGCCCTGCTCGCGGCATCTTCATACACTTACAATGTCACAGAAGTATCAGCCCCAGCTGTACTTAGTGCGGCATCGGGTGATCTACTAACATGCAATATCAATATCTCAGTCCTAACGAGTTGGAGCTAAAATGTCCGAGTGGGAAAAAGAGCAAGAAGCCTTCCTGATCAAGATCGGGCAGGTAGCACCATCAACACCTAAGCCAGTAACTACTAAGAAAGACGAGGAATAATCTCATGGCTGTATTCTTAAACAACAAGGTCGGCGTGAAGTTAAACTCAGTCGATCTTTCAGATCACGTTACCGCAGTAACACTCAACCGTACTTTCGACGAGCTCGAAGTAACAGCAATGGGCGATGGCGGACACAAGTTCGTCAAGGGTCTAGAGGCATCATCTGTCACAATCGACTTTCTCAATGACACAGCAACATCGAACGTCCTACAGACCTTGCAAGCTGCATGGGGAACTAACGTCACAGTAGTCCTATTACAGGAAAAAGGAACCGCAGTATCTGCGACAAACCCACTCTATACTATGACTTGTTTAATCAACTCAACTACTGATGTTAATGGCGCTGTCTCTGACATCGGAATGCAGAGCCTGACATTTAACGTCTCAGGCACTACAGTAGTTGCCACAACAGGCACATTCTAAACTAACTAAACAAAGGGGCACAGCATGGCAAAGTTAATAGTCACGATGGCAGACAATAGCGTCACCGAGATCGAGATCACTCCTCGACTTGAGTACGCGTTCGAGCTATATGCTAAAAAGGGATTCCACAAAGCGTTCCGCGATGATGAGAAGCAGTCGGATGTCTATTGGCTTGCATGGGAAGGCCTTCGACTAAGTGGAGTCACAGTCAAGCCATTCGGTGCAGACTTCCTTGAAACTCTAAAGAGTGTTGAGGTTGCAGAGTCTGACCCTTTGGCCTAGGCAGGGATAGCATCCACTATCTCATCGCTCGCTTGAGCATTGAGACGGCTATCCCTCCACAAGCACTTATAGATTTAGATTCATCGATGCTTCAGATGTTACTGAAAGCATTGAAAGACAGAGCAAAGGAGCAACAGGATGCCTACAGAAGTAAGCGGCGCACTTGAGCTTCGTAAGGCACTAAAGAAAGTTGAGCCTGCTCTGGCTAAAGAAACCGAGAAGGAGATCAGAAACCTTCTTAAAGTAGTTGCAGTCAAGGCTAGAGGATTCGTTCCTAGCGATGCTCCACTCTCAGGGTGGGGTAATGCTGTAGGCTTATGGGAAAATCGTGTCTTTAGCTCTAGCGACATCAAGCGCGGCATTGGATACAGCACTGCTGCATCTAAGCCTAATAAGCGCGGCTTTAGATCGATTGCTACCATCTTCAATAAGAGTGCAGCAGGATCGATCTACGAGACTGCCGGACGTAAATCAGGGCCAGAGGGTAGAGGTCAAGCTCCTCTAGTAGATATCTATAAGAATGCTGGTACACCCTTTGCAAGAAAAGCTGGCTACCAGCAGCGCAGCAGCGATAAGACTAAGAGTCAATCTGCTAACCCTAATGCTGGCCGTCAATTCATTGATGCCTTGCCTCCGTTAGTCGATAGCCAGCAGTCAAGCGCAGCAGGCCGTCGTACACGTAAGACTAAAGGCCGTTTACTATTTAGAGCATGGGCAGAAGATCAAGGTAAGACTAATGCTGCCGTACTTAAAGCTATTGAGAAGTCAATGGACACAGCCCTGAGAGTTACTAAGGGAACAACAATGAAATTCAGAGGCCGCTAATGTCAGCCAATTCAAGTCTAGCAATTCGCATTGCAACCATCTTTGACAGTAAGGGACTCAAGGGCGCAGAAAAAGGCGTCAAAGGTTTACAGTCATCTGTAAAGAAACTAGCAGGGGCGGCTGGCTTAGCCCTTGGAACCGCAGCAGTAGTTAATTTTGGCAAGAAGGCAGCCAAGGCATTTATAGAAGACCAGAAGGCAGCATCTCAGCTCGCAGTGTCAGTCAAGAACCTAGGCCTAGCCTTTGAGACTCCACGTATTGAAGAATTTATTGCAAACCTATCTAAAGCCTCGGGCGTTACTGATGACGTTCTTCGACCATCGATGCAGAAACTATTGCAGACTACTGGGTCAGTTACCAAGTCTCAAGAATTACTTACTCAAGCACTAGACATCTCACGAGGTTCTGGCGTTGATTACAATACAGTGGTAGAAGATTTGACCAAGGCTTATGTAGGGCAGACTCGTGGACTTGATAAATACAAGTTAGGCTTAACCAAGGCAGAGTTAAAAACAATAAAATTTGCCGATGTACAGGATAAACTTGCCAAGCAATTCTCTGGTGCTAATGCAGCGTATTTAGATACTTACGCTGGCAAAATGGAAGTGTTAGGAACAGCGGCAGGCGAGGCATCAGAAATCATCGGCCAAGGTTTAATTGATTCACTTATGATACTTTCTGGTGATACCACGGTCGAAGATTTAGCTCTGACAATGGAAGAACTTGCAACAAACACTGCCAACGCAATTACTGAAATAGCTAAACTTGGAAAAGCCGTTGCCAATTTTGCCACTGAAAGTTATGGCAAAGTAGATAATCTTGCTGATGACATAACAGATTTCATAGATAGTATAACTGGTGGCCCTAAAGGAGCCATGAAACGCAAAGGTGTTGGCCGAGCAAATCGCCTTTTTGGTGGCGGCTCAGGCGGTCCTGGCTTTAACATTGAAGATGAGCGCACTAGACGCAAGATCGAAGCCGATGCGGAGAAGCGTAACAAAGAATTAGCAGCACTTCAGAAGAAGACTCTCGATACACAGAAGAAGTCTCTAGCCTTACAGAAGGCTTCTAAGACTCTCAACCTTGAGGCTATTGGTATTGAGGCAGCCCTTAAGGGCAAGATCAGCGAGACTGATCGCATCTCTCTACTATTGCAGAAGGCTATCCTCGAAGGCAATGCAACCCTAGCCACACAGTTATCTGACCAACTTGAGGCTGCAACTCAGCGACAGAATGAGCTGCGTGCCCTTCTACTGACTACGCCAGAGGCTCCTAATCCTTATCGTAACTGGACGCTACCGATGGACTTGCTCAACTACACAGCCTCATCCCTTGGCGTATCTGTAGCACAATTACAGAATGCGCCAGTTGCTCCATCCTCTAGCTTCTCCGATGCAGAGATGGAATTGATGTCAGCCGTCAATAGATTCCAAGGTGCTAATGCTCAAGCGATTAACGTCGAGGTCTATCTTGATGGCGACATCGTTGGCGGTGCTATAACTAACTCACAGGTTAATAACTCACTGTCTGGCTC